CTTGAGACGCGACTGAAATCTCATGATGGCTGAACAAGCTATCGACTCTCACGACGCCACCAAGTACATCCTGCCTGTTGCTGCAGGGTGTTTGTTGGTTGGCGCCGGTATTTACCAGTACGGAAGGTATGTATTGTCTAAGATCTTGCACCAGGAGCCAGCTCATGTGGCTCTTCGGTATGCGTTCAAAGACATGCAGATCCAAGCGGACGTTGAAGGTCAACAGGAGCGAAACCCTGACCAGACGCATACGCATCCCGTGCATGCAAAGTACCGTTCCCTCGCTAGCGCTTTCGCTGCGCGTTTGGCCACGTCCACAGGATTGTTACCTCAATTCTACCAGTGCTCCAAGAGAGATCTTGAGCATGGTTACGATGGCACGCGCGAATACTACGATTTTAAGGATGTGAACGTTCGTCCCCTGTTGCCCAGTAGCGATGCTGGACTTCATGTCATGGTTGACGTCGATTACTACCCTGATAGTCCGTTTGTATACTCCGATGGGAAGCCCATACTCATGTACACCATTCTGCCTTCACAGGTGGGCCGTAGTGATAACGAGGTGACCGCCTCGTTCGACAAGGATGGAGTGTATCACATGAATGTTTCAGGAGGTGCTCGATATAAGCATCATCTCTGGAATCATACGTCTGACGATGTTTTTGTCGTCAACCACAGTACCATATTTGGTTTGCTGGGTCCATTCACCGTGTACCAGCAAGACGTTAAGCACGTGTTCGACGACCGGGCAGTCGTTTTGTACACACCCATTGCGCATTATACCGGTTTGACCGCACTGGTTGCACGTTGCGCAAGGGTTCTCGGCCTGATTCGAGGGGCTACTTTGGAACGCATTCGACCGAACGTCAGTGATGGCTTCGTGTGCCTGCGTACAATGACCTCATCGGGCACGACAGTGTCAATTGGGCGCGTGAATAGCCCTTACGCGCTCACACTCCCAGAGACGGATTTTGAGGCAGCACGCTGCCATTTTCTGTCCTGCACGAACTCCTATGGACAGGCTCATGCTACTGTCGCATTGGAGATGGAGAAGCGCATTGTGCAGTTGCGCGGAAAGGCAGGGCTGTTGGCTGAGTTCTTTAAAGCCAACCCAGGGCCCTCGCCAATCGTGTCCATTGGCACTGCCATGGTCGGCGAAAGGAGGTTTACACACAACTTGGATGGCGTTGATCAAGCGCCCCTCGCTGTTCCCTTTATGTCACCATTCGTAGTGGGCGGAGCATATGTCCCACTCGGCGGTTTGCCCGCTCAAATCCAAGCAGCAGAGGGTCGCGTCAAGAAGTTCACCGGCAACAGGGTGGACGAGATGCCCGTTAAGTACTTATCCCTCGCGGTTGAGTTTTGCAAGCATGTCTTTCCAGATGCTCACATCCTCGACCCCTGCTCGATCGAAGAGGTTCTCCGCCGTCAACCGAGACCTGGCCAAGTTGCACGTAACTACCGGGCCCTCTCGGGGAAACCTGATCCCATTAAGCTCCAAGTCTTCGCTAAGCGCGAGACTTATGGGAAACCAACCGATCCGAGGATTATCAGTCCTGCACCACCTATCATCATGCTCGAGTGGAGCCAATATATTTACCCGCTCGCAGATCATTTTGCACAGTTCTCTGACTGTGGCCTTCCTGGCATTAGTGGTGGCAGAAGTTGTCCCTGGTACGCTTTTGGCATGAAACCTGCGGAGATCAACGAGGCCGTTGCGGCTGTAGCTGAGAACGCAAAAGTAGGCATCCTTGATACCGACGCTAACCGCTTTGATGGAAACGTCAAGTTGGCATTGCGGGAGTTTGATCAGATGCTGCTCGCCAGAGCCTACGCTAAACGTCACCACGGCGCGTTGTTCAAGGTGCGCCGTAAGACTTATGGCTATGTTGCCCAGACTAGCGATGGATTTGAATATTGGACTGATGGCACCCAGTTGTCAGGTTTTCCAGACACCGCAGCGTTGAACTCCGCGCGCAGTGCATTCTTTTCCTACGCCGCGCTGCGCCTG